GTACTGTGGTGTAGGGTAAGTGAGGTTGCTGCTGGTAAGATTGAATATCTTCCTTTGGCTTACCCTCTCTACCTCTACAATATTATTAGCGTCATATATAGCATATCCTTCTCCTCCCGCACCTGCAGGGTCTACAAATAAAGAAGCAGAGCACACTATACTCGATCCAGCGGGCGACGCTGTATTAGAAATGTTCTGCACCCACCCCTGCAATCCAGGAGCCCCTGTAGCGGGATATGGAGCAGCGCCTGTAGCGCTCGTGTTTATCACGATATCTCCTGGCTGTACACCTGTAGTAAAGAAATCTCGAGAGCTGTCTATAAGGAGGGTGGAGCCCAGAATAGAATTGGAAGTGGTTCCACTTACTCTACGCTTAGGATATCTATAAAGTTTATTTATAAGATAGTAATCGTCTGGTAATGAATACACTGCAGACCCTGATAAACCAGAGGGTACATTAGGTACGGCTACAGGGTTTAGCTGAGCTAAGAACGCCTGCACAGAGAAGGAGTCTATAACCTCTTCTATATTTTTTATTATATCTGCATAACCTGTACCCGAAGATCGTGCGTTCTCTCTATTTATCCAGTTGTTGTACTGATAAAAGTAATCCTCAAACATATCCATCTGCGCCTGTTTAGCGTAGAGGTTGAAATCTTGGGGTGAGATATATCCGTAGTTATTTTTGTTAGCTATAGCCAACACCGTATTTCGCACCGCATTTATTGAAGCTGGCATAGTGTAAAATTATTTTTACAAAGATAGCACAAAAAAAAAGGGCCCCATTTTTTGGAGCCCCTTTCTAATAGTGTGTGTTAACCTTTAGCTTATAGCAATAGAAGCTATAGCCAGAGGAGGTGTTAATAAAGGCCCCGTGCCGGTATATCCGGTAGAGAGAAGTTTTCTTATCTCCTCCACCAACCAGTTTTGAAGAACGTGACCTGAATCATCCTCTACTGTAGTAAGAGTTACAAAATCATGGGACTGAAAAGTAGAGTACTTTAAATGAGTCACAGTAAGACTCTGCTTATCCACCACCTTAATATTAGTGACGTCAATTAGCACTGGAGCAAGATTCGCTGCTGCATCGCCAATGGGGAGGTATAGAAATTTATACATGATCTTTAATCTATAATTATATTCGTAATGGGTTTAGGAAGAAGGCTCGTTATATTCACTACAGGAGTGCTCCATCTTCCTTTAGCAACGTCTATAACAATCTTTCTTAAAGCGTCAACCATGCTCCCAACCTCTTCATCAGCATTTGCATCAGCAGCGTGATCAAGCTTAATTTGATTTAAGTCTTGATATGCATTGCTATAAACAAATCGAACCTGAGTGGTGCTAAAAGCATCTATGAAAATAAGGTCCTTAAGAGGAGCTATCATATTCCCGTTAGCCGCTGTATCTACTTGTAAAAATTTTACCATGATTCAGGAATTAAGAGTAAGTAAAAGTAGCTATCCACTGTATACCCTGTGTTCCGTCAGACGGAACGTAAGGCATCGTAATAGAAGCGTACTTCCAGCTATCTTGCATAACCATTTCTGCAGACTTCTTAAACTGCGTAGAGAATACATCTTTTGCAGAAGAAGGAGCGTCTCCTAAATCCATCGCCAGCTTTTGACTTGTTGATCCTCTTTTGTAGTGAACAGTAGTTTGACCATTAGAAGCGTTACCTCTAATTAGTGTAGCGTTATCTACTCTTACTTTGTAGTTACCGCCTTCAGCTCTGTCTGTTAAAAGGAAAAAATCATCTCCTACTATACAAGCTCCTGGAGTGTCTAACTTTATTTTAGTGCTACTCACTACTTCGGTAACTCTGTAGTTTAAGTTAGTAGTAGTGTTACACCATACATCATCTACCTGAACGCCTGAAGGACGATTAAGCTGGATAAAGCCACCACCACTAAGGTCACAATCGTATACATTAGCTGCAGCTACAATAGTATAGGCAGTTCCTGAAGCTGACAAACCTGTCACTCCAGTATTACCTCTACCTGAAATAGATAAAACAGAGTCACTGTCTACTGCGGTAACAATAGAAAAGGATCTAACCGGAAAACCGCTAATCCCTGTAGTAACAAATACATAGTCACCCACCACTACATTCGCAGTGAAGTTTGGGGTACCACCCGTATCGGTAAGCTTACCGTCTGCGGCAGCTGTAGTTGTACTACTATTTGTAAATACCACTTTTGCCGGCCCTGTTGCAGTAGAGCCAGCTAAAATAGGAACTTGAACGTCAACGTATTTAGTCATAATTATACAACGGCTATAGCAGAAACTGCTGTCGGTGGAACATAGTCTGCAACTACATTAGTCCACGACGTAGCAAGAGCCGCTGTCATAGCGCTTTGCAAAGAGTCTCTAAATTCATTGCCTGTTACAGCAGCATGAGTAGGCGTTACTTTATTACCACTGTTATAAGTAATAGTTGTAGCAGTTGTTGGATTAGATCCAGCGGCATCACCAATTTGTATAGCTATTACATCTGAAACACTTACTAAGAAGTTTGTTTCGCCTGTAACAGGTACTGAGATAAATTTGTCCATTGTAAAAAAATTAATGGGTTAATAAAAAACAAAGATACAACAAAAAAGGGAGCCCGTTTGAGCCCCCTCTTAAGTTTGATTTACTTCTTCCTTCTATCTGGAATTAAGTATCCTATAAGGTTATCTATCCAACCGAATACTTGGTTGTCTTTTTCTGTAGGAGTAAGGTTTACTACTACTTTTGCCAGGGCCATTACTGCGATTAGCAATTCTGCCCAAAATTCTACGATAAAATCTATCATGGTTTTGTTTATTTATTTAGTAACTTAGAAAGTCCTTGGTATATCTCTATGCCTTCGTCCGTCTTTAAGTAAGACCCCACTACGTGGTAAGGGTCTTCTCCGAAAGGAACGGTAAGCATTTTCTTTTTATTTCCTTTAAGGTTGAAGTATACATCCTTCTTATTGTTTCGTAAAGATAAGAGCTTTTCATCAAAGAATTGTCTTACCTCATCATCGAACTCTAAATCAGGATCGTTTACTACCTCCATAAAGTCGTAAGGATGATGTTTAGCATATAAAAGAATATCCCTCTTAAGTTCTGCAGAGCTATATCTTTCTATATTTCCTCCTATAAGAATCCTACTTACAGAAAGTAATTTCTCAAACGTAAGATCTTTAGCAATAATTTGCGCTTCTATCTCCATCTCTAATGAAGTAACATCTTGTGAAGCATCTTTCTCATTATCGACTTCTTCAAAGACTCTATCTCTACCTGGGTGGTAGTATAAAAACTTTTGAAGAACTTGGTTGGCTTTTTCTACCATCAACATACCGTCTTCAAAAACGATAGGTTCTAAAATAGCATTACCATCTTGTTCATCTACGAAGGGAGACTTTTGATTTCGTGCATAACGAAGGGGGCGGTTAACACCTGTTTCCTCGTCGAAATAAAGCAAGGGAGATCTACTTGTGTTGTGCGAAGACAACATATAGTTTAATGGCGCTTTGTCATTTTTTAATCTGTACGCCTTAGACGTAAAAACTGTTTTCTTTTTCATTTTATTAAAATTTAATTCAAGTTAAAAAAATAGGGGAGGAGGGATTCCCCTCCCCCATTTCCATCATTTTATGTTATGCGTTCTGGAATAAGAAGAAGTTGTTTGCACCTAAAGTACACACACATCTCTCACTCAAGAAGTTAACCTCCATAGCATCTAAAGAAGATGTTCTCGCTCCACCAGCAGAACCAGTGATCCAAGTCTTGTATCTTCTATCTTCAGTTTCTGAAGCTCTGTATCTAACGTGTAGGAATGGACGCTTAGCGTTCTTACCTAAGATTTGGTCATATACAGTAGTAGAACCAGCAGGGACTAATAGTCCGTTGATAGCGCCACCTACTAAACCACCTCTCATAGTAGCATCGTTAAGGTATTTCCAGTCAGACTTGTAGAAGTCATATCCTCTACGGAAGCCAGTGAAACCTAAGTTTAGAGCCATATCCTCGTCGTTATCGAAGAGTCCGTATGAAGTACCACCCGCTCCGTAAGAGTTTTGAGCAGCCAACATATCGTCCATATCGAAAGAGAACTGACGGTTTAGGAAAAGAACATTCTCTTCAATAGAACCTTGCTTATCTAATCTCTGAATAATAGAATCGAAGTCAGCTAACGCAACTGGGTTACCCCCACCGTATACGTTACCTCTCTCTCCTACTACATAGAATACACCTTGAGATCCACCCTGAGAGTCCGTTCCTGCAGCGTTTCCGAAATGGACAGCAGCACCAGAAGTTGAAGCCGCTGGTACAGCTTCTACCATAGCAGTCTCCAAGTAGTCTTCGAAACGAAGTCTTGTATCGTGCTCTGACTTTAAGTACCATAGGTATCCGTTAGCTCCATCTTCAGAAGTAATTTCGATCCATCCGATCTGAGCCATATCAGAACCAGATACTTCGTACTTGTCCTTAATGATAATAGGCTTGTTCTCGAAGATGAAATCGTCAGACTCTAAAGAGTTTTCCATTCCAGCAGTTCCTTTCTTAAACTCAGAACCGTAGATCCAAACAGTTAATGTAGATGGAGTAGCTGGGACTACAGATAGAGCTTCGTAGAAAGATACATTAATAGTACCTAACGCGTAGTCTACGTCAGTAACAACAGCTTTGTTGCTTAGGTTAGATCCAGCAGTATTGTCCGAGATCATAATTGTCTGCCCTTTTCTTACCGCAATACCGCCTTGTCCAGCAGTAGTAGTACCTCCACCTGGTATAGTTGGAGTAAGGTCATCACCTACAGTTAACACTCCAGTCGTCGCGTTTGTTGCGTCAAGAGTGACATTAGTGTATTTAATATGAAGTCTTCCTTGCTCTGCCCACTTAATCATGTCAGAGTTAGAAGGCATTTCCGCTCCCACCATTCTTAAGAATGAAGAGATCGATCTATTACCGTAACGCTCAAATTCCTTTTCGTAAGTATCAGGAAGATACTGATTCATGAAATCGAAGTCCGTAATATAGTTTGAGGCCAGTGCTACTCGTTCCGCTGAAGGAATCAAGTTAAATCCTGGCGTTGCATTTACAGCCATTTTTTCTAATTTTTAATTTTTAAACTTTTTTTATACTTCTAATTTTGAGTCCTTTTCCACTCGAAGTATCGCCAACCTGTCTGATCTTAAGACCATTCTTGTTAAACGATTGAGGGGCTTGGCGCACCATATCGATGTTCTTTGATTTTTTAGATACATCATCTATGGCTTCCGCTTTACCTTGCTCATAAAAAAACTGGGCGAACTTATCAGGATTCATCGCTATAGACATAGCTCTGTGGTATCCCTCTGCGTCTTTCATCATCCCGCTGTCAGCATCTAAATAAGGTTTTACAAAATTATTTACATCCTTCTGCTTATTGAACAACTCTTTACCATCGCCTGGTTTAAAGGTATACTGCTTCTCGTTTACGTTGAAATTAAAACCTTTAAAATCATCGTTGAGCACCTCATTGCTCTTGTCGACAAACCAGTCGTACCTCTTTTTCATTTGCTCCTCTCGAGTAGTTGATTCCTCAACATAACTCTTATAGCGATTAAACTCTTCCGTTTGCTCCTCCGAACTGAAACCCCCACTTGACTCAAGAGGGATCTTGTACTGTTCTTGTTGCTCCTTGAAAAATTTCTTCGCTTTTACAAGTTCTCTTTTATGCGCTAACTTTTTCTTCTTAATATCCTTTTCCTCATCCAGGTCTTCGTCGTATCCAAACTTATCTTCTATGATATCTTGAATATCGATTTCATCCAACCCTTCCTCGGTTTGAGAATAGTAGTTAGCTATTACGGTATCTCCATCCATGTCTTCGTAATTCTTTTGCAGTTTTACGTAGTCATCGAATCCTCTACCGGTTTCTTTTTTATATTTAAAGAACGCTGAAACATCCTCTGGCAATTCCTCGTTTGCTTCTGTCTGTGCAAACAACTCATCGACAGAGTTTATTTCTTTATCGTATCTGCTCTTGATATACTCAAGAACGTCTTCGTCTTTTAATCCAACTCCTTCCTGTGTCTCTGGCTCTGGCTGCGCACCTTCTGCCTCTGCAGTGGTGTCCACCTTTTCCACATCTTCAACACTTTCAGTAGCGGTAAATTGCTCCTCATGTTTTTGAAGTAGTTCCTCTTCAACTTGTGCTTTAGACTTTTGTTCTACTTCCGAAACTTCTTTAACAACAAATTTTTCGTTATCCATTTGATTTAATTTTTACAAAGTTAGTGTATATATTCCTAATAACTTTAGCGTGGGTTAAACTCCGAAAAGTCAAACCCATCTAAGCTATCTTCATTCGATTCAAAGTTGATAGGCGCAGTATTATTCTTGCGCTGCTGTATCAATTTAGACTGCTCCGTATTCGCCTGGCTTATACGCTCAGACTTACCTACCTCACGAGATTCTTCTCGGGCGTCTATCTGTGACTGCTCTACGCCTTTAAGCTGCATCTGATATTGGAACTCTACCGCCATAAGCTGTTGCTTAAGGGCCGCTTCATTCTTCATCTTCTCTATAGACATAGCCGCTTCCGCTTGTTGTAGCTGCATCTTAGCTTGCGTCTCCATCTGCTGCTTTTGCATAGCCGCCTGTGCCGCCATCTGTTGTGACTGCTGGTTAACTTGAGCTTGCATCTGTTGCTTCTGAGCTTCCATCTGCTGCATCTGCTCTTGCTTCTGCTTACGCTTAACTTTAAGTAATTGGTTAGCGAGCTTTAAATTTCTTATCTGCCTAATATCTATAGCGTCTTCTAAGCTTATATCTTTTTGAGAAAGAGCCATCTGTATATTAGCCTCAAGCTGTGCCTTCTGCTCTTCGTCAGGAGACATCTCAATAAAGATCCCAAAGTCATAGATGTATAAGTTCTTAATCTCCTCTAAGATACCAAGGTTGTATTTCCCTATCTGCATAGCAAACTCATCACGGAACTCCGCATACTCTAAAACGTCTGCCGCACGAAGAGATAAAGCCTCCGCTAAAGTCTTTGTAATAAATAGACTTGCTTGAAGGATATGGCGCGTAGCGGTATTGGAATTTAAAGCAGCTAATTTCTGTACCCCTACTAAAGAGTTAGGGTCAGGGGTGCTTCCATCTCTCGCTTCGTTAAGTCCCGTTACCGCGCGGATCATATCTAAATAGTGGTTATAGTTTCCTATAAGCATCTGCATCTTAGAAGCTCCGCTATTAGAGGTTAGTTGAGTAATAGGAACCTTAGCGTTATTAAACTCTCCATCCTGAGTATAGCTTCTACCTATTACACTACCCGTTTGGAAGTAAAGGCGTAAAGCATCTTCAGGGTTATAAGCATTTCCCGTTCCTAAGTCCACCTCATTCAAACCATCCGCGTCTATAAATACTCCGTCAGGAACTACGCGGGCTACTACCTGCTGGATTTTAAGGTGACTCATTTGAATAAGGTCGGCGAAAGGAATCATCCTACGTACCAAAGATTCTAATACACCTTTGTACATACGTGGAGCGCAGGCTACATAGTTAGACATAGCAAACTGATTTGCTGAGTTAGGTCTAACCATATTCTTCATCATATCCCACTTTAGGATAATGTTAGTTCCCATAACCATGACACCCTCATACCATACATCAATACGCTTCTCTACCCTTTCAAACTTCCCCTCTTCCATCATCTCATCGGGAGGGTTAAACTGATCGTCCTTCTCTACCGTTTTAAAACTCCCGTCCTTCATCTCCTTCTTCTTATATACAAAACTGTTTGTCGTCTTATAATTAAAGTATAGGAGGGTGCATGTGTCTCGAGCGAACATACTGTTCTCATACATAGCGGCTACGTTATAGTAGTCGTACCACGATTGGCTGTACTGAGATATCTCTTCTAAATCTTTTTCAGTAAGATCGGGGTTGATCTTTAAAACCTCTGTAATAGGAATTGTCTTAAGCTCTCCCCAATAGAAGCAGTCTTTAAAGTACGGATCTTCGGTATAGCTATACACCACATTGGCTGGGTCTACATACTCTACCCTTACCCCGTCCCCTTCCTGGAAAACATGCTTTGCTATACCGAGCCCTAAAGTAGTTATATCATAGTCTACTCTTTTGCGAGTGTCATTATAATGACTCTCTTCAAGCATAGTGTTTATAGCAACTTCATTAGCTATCTCTACAGAAGGCTTGTAGTTAAGTTGCATATATAGCTCCATCTCTTGGTCGTTCTCAGGAAGCTGTCCCGGATCTACCGTAAAGGGATCTACATCGAAATCTTTTCTTATCTGCATAAATAGCTTCTTAGCGATCATATCGCCTTGAACTAAGTTTTGAAACTCGTTACGCTTCTCTGCAGACAGAGCGTCTTGAGCATAGCACTTCACATCGAACAGCCTATCGGACATACCGTTTACTACGATGTCTACAAACTTAGGTATAATAGGTACAGGGGTCCAGTCTAAATTAAGGTAAGATAAATCTCCATCTATAGCCAACTCGTTTTTATACTTAGCCACAGATTGTTCTCCGCGAGCATAAAGTCTTAGCTTATGAAACTCTTGGAACTGACTATAAAACCTACAGGATAATCCATCCCTCCTGAACCATTCATACTGTATTGCTTGACCTACCTGCAACCCAAATTCTTTTGTTGCTTTCTCAGAGTCAGAAACAAACTGGTTCGGGAAGGTAGCAGACTTAATATCTATCTGGAGTCCCTTCATCTAATTAATTGACTTGTTGTACTACTATTATTATACTTTGCAAAGTTAATGCTTATTTTTGATTTCTTTGTAGCAGGGGTGTATAAATGCTTTTGGTTAGCCATAATAGATAAACCACTACTTATAGAGGCGTCAAACTTAGTTCTGTTGGTTATATCGAACTTCGCCCAATCCTCTAAGGTACGACGAAAATACATAGTTCCCATGTCCTCTTTAGTTCGGTATTCCCCCGCCATATCCATCCCCACATGCTTTTCTATATAGGACTCTATAGCGGCTGCGTGAGATTGCTTTACATCCTCGGAGGTGTTCGGTATGCCGCCAAGTTCTTTCTCTGTACGCGAAAGCTTGGTGTATATTTTATCAGGTCTGTTTAAAGAAAACCCTCTGTACCCTCTGTTTTTTAAATGATATAAGAGACGCGGTTTGTTATTCTCACACAGGATAGGCATACCATAAAAGACTAAAGCCATAAGCACTTCCTCAAAAAATATCTCTGCCGTTTGTGGGCGGGCTATATATTCCAAGAAGAACTCGTTGCTTGGAGCTTCATCCATATTAAACTTCGTAAGGCCATGCAAAGATCCATTCGACCCCTTACCTACTACGACCCCAGATATATCATAAGAGTCACATCCGAAAGACCCTAAGTGTTCGTTGCCTGGATATTTTCTCCCATTACGCACCTCCACCCTGTTCTGCATATGAGGAGGCGGAGTCCATCCCACTAAAAATCTACCGCGCTTATCAGGAGACCATATCACCGTGGAGTCTTTTATACCATCCTTCCAACGGAAAGAACCCTGCGTAAGGTGGTGGTCCATAATTAAGGAGTCGTTATAATCTATCTGCTGATATATTTTAGTTAGATTAAAAATAGACTGCTTACTTTCATCTCTGAATGCGTGAGACTCGCTACGTGGGAACTGTCTGTAGAACTCATTTAATGCATCCGCGTCTTGAGAAAGTGACGACACCTCGTTCTCCCAGTAGTCTATAGCCCCTATATTTATATCCTCTCCATCAATCCCCACTATAGGTTTAGGCGGAGTGCGTAATACAGGCATGCCATACATATCTATAAACCCTTCCATATTCCATTCCATAGGAACGAATAAGCAATACATTCCGCTTTTAGTCTGACCGTTGGAGTTGCGCTTGGAAGGGAAGGAGTCTTCATATAAAGCTTTAAAGTTTCTACCACCTTTATCTAAAGCGTTAGAGGTAGAGCCCATCATACACTTCCCTATAACCTTACTTCCCAAACGAAGACACGTTTTTGTTACACGCCAGTTGTTTAATATATTATCTGGCTTATCCCATTTACCGCTCTCATCATGCAGGAGCAGCTGTAGCTTCTCTCCATCATAACTATTGTCTCCCGTATTCTTCCAGTCTATAGTTGTATCCAATCCCTCCAACTCTTCCTCTTCGACCTCATACATGTTTTTCTTTGTAATCTTCGAAGCAGGAACACGATAAGCAAGTTCTGTCTTAGGTTTATCCATTCCATCCTGTATCGGTTTAAAGAAGAAGGGATAGTTGTTAGATATAGGTACCACCTTATCGGTAAACATTTTTTTAGCATCTGATCCTGTTTTGGAAAGTATTCCTATCCGTGAGTCTTTAGTTATAGTGGCTTGGTTTACGCCTTCGCTGGAGCTCATAAAAGAAAATCCAGAACGACGTATCTTCAAGTAACACATCCCAAAGCTACGCTTATCTGCTTTACATGCTTCCCAAAAAATATAAAAAATTCTATTAGCCTCCCGGAAGTCAGGATGCCCCACATCTATCTTCGTCCATTGGAGGTACATATAATGCGTTCCCGTTATATATGTAGGGGTCCCGTTGTTTAAAAACCAGAACCCTTCCTCACGCCTATCGAACTCCGACTCTATATATTCCACCCACTTAGACTTAAAAGTATTTGGGGTAGAGTGCCATTGAAAGATAGATTTAATACGCTTTAAGTCTTTGCTATATTCAAAAGGCTCCCAGTATTGCTCTTCTTTTTTCTTAGAACGAGAATAAACTTCTTTGGGAGCTTTAGGTAAAGCCACCCTTAGACCATTTATTTCATACACCTCTCCTATCTGGCCCGTCTTAGATATAACCACGAGGTCATATTTTGGGTCATAGCCATAGGCCCATGTGCGGGCACGGTTTTTATTTACCACCACATGTTTAGGTATAGCTTTTTCTACTACCTTATATAAACTATTTTGATCTTGACTCGGCAAATCCTTTCGGGGTATGTGTTTTATTTTCTAAAGGAGCCCCATCTAAAAGAGCTTTCTCTTCTTCTATTCTTTTTAATATCTCAAAAGCATCCATGATGCAAAGCTTCTTGGTAGCCGCTGCGTTCTTTAATCTATCCGCAGCCAACTCATCGTCCTTATCAAACTTGATGATATCTTCTTTAGCTACCTTAATTAATTGTCGCACAGCCTTTTCGCCCGCCTCTATGATCTGTAATTTAATCTCCTTGGTGTCCATCTTCTTCGGTGCTTTTTTTCATTTCCGCTAAAGCCTCTTCATACCCAGGCATTAGCTTTAAAAGGTTTAAGGTACCTACAGCCAACTCCCTGGTTTGCTGCTCCTCTAAGATAAGCTTTTTTAAATTCTCTGTTAGCGCCTCTGTATTTACTTTTAGTGAGGCTATATTTTTCTGTACTCCCATATTAATTAAATTTATAAAACATTACAAAAACCTGCCTCCCTTCTTTCCAAGATACGTTAGGATATTTACTGTGAAAGTATGAAGAAGGATAAGATATAAGTCTGTTTTTTTCATACCCTACTACTGAGCTCAACCTCCACTTATCTAAATCTTCCGAGTCTACTCTAATCATACTATCGTATTCTTCGTCGGAGATATCGTGGGGCAACTCCTTACCATACCTATGGTGCTCCCATAAAGCGGTGCCATGCAGATCTTCTCTCTCTCGGGGAGAGAGGTATAATACTATAGCCCTGTCTGGCTTCTGCCCATTAATATTCAAATCGGAATGTATGCGCCATGAGACATCGAGCTCATCGGTAGCCTCTCTAAAGAAGGATAATATATTTACCAAAGGGCGTCTCTCTATAACAGTCAATCTGTCTATTACGTAGTTAGTAAAATCTGTAGGGGATTCTTTTACGTAAAAATTCTTTCCCCCGACCACCTCCTTTGCAAAAGGCTCGTCGTTTAAATAATTCTTAGCTACATCTAAAATAGGGCGCTCCAAAAAATCATCTATAACATATATCATAGTATCATCATTATATTGTTGGTAAACATCCTGTATAGTTTCTCTCCATCTATATAAAAAGGATACTCGCTCTCGGGTTCGAAAGCTATCTCGTCTCCCTCCCTGACTCCCAAAGCCTCTAACTCTGCGTTCCCGTGCTTTATTACCCCCACTAAAGGTTCTTCCCCGCGCTTATATATAACGGACTCCCTGGCGTCTATAGGTTTTACAAAGCAATACTTATCGTGGGCGTTCCATTGTGTACCATTATGGTACATAAAGAACTGGTCCATATCTACGAAGAACATATCGTCCTTAAAATAACTCTTCCCACTCTTCTCTCGCCCCCTCATATCGTTATAATACTTAAACACATTGTGGTGCACGAGAAGTCTGTCCCCCTTTTTTATGGGGCCAGAATATTTTAGTGGTGTTTCCACTACGGTAGCGAAACGATTGGATGCGGTGTGGTCTTCTTTAGACACGCTGGTGATAAAGTCTACCCCTCCTATCTCCTTAATATTGTCGTACCTCCTTTCGTTGTATGCCTTTACTATAAAGCTAAAAGGAGATTGCATTAAAAATTGATATTAAATTCTAAAGAAATGGGTAGAGTTTTTCTAAACTCTTTCCACAAATATACTTCCTCAGATTTCTGTATCCAAATTTTATACCCTTCGTTATGGTCCTGTATAAGATGTATCGTATGGCTTCCACCTAAGACGTCTTGCCCTACGATATAATGCATGGCGCCAGACTTATAGTCTGCGCCGATTGATATTTTCCTGATGTCCATTTCATTTGATTTTAATTATACCGACCCACTAAATTTAAGAACTATCCTCGCAGCGAAAGAGCCCTGTATGCCACCAGTAGCAGCCCGTACCGTAGCAAAAAACCCATACCCCGGCTCAAGGATTTCTGTGCCAGAAACGCTTATTGTCATGTTTTGAGTAGCATTTATATTTCCCGCTGTAATAGCCTCCGTCCATGTAGCAGCTGGCACTGCCTCATAAACGCTATGAGCAGCCAGAGTGCTCTTCCAGAGAGTAACAAAAAATGTGTCCGGGTAGCTCGTGCTGAACATTATAGCGGCGTCACATAGGGTGTGGTCAGGATAAGATGTTGCGCACCCTGTAGCAGAGCTGTTTGCATAAACCATACTCATAGCATGTTGGTCATCTGCTGGACCTACCGAGGAAGGGGGAGACGCTCCAAAGTCAAAACTCCAATTCGAGGTGTTAGGTTCAACTCCGGCAGCACCTGCAGCATTGGACATATAATAATTAGAAGCCGTCATGTTAACTTTTGTGTTTCCCACACCTATAGTCTGCACCCACTCTGGGGCTGCGGCTGATCCTCCCGCGGCGGCCCATGTTCCGTCACCCTTTAAAAATTTAGCAGTATTTCCAGTGGCATCCGGTACGTGACCTACAGCGTTTCCGCCTCCAAAAGCATTAGACTGAACCTGAACAGGTCCTGTAGTAGGTGCTATTTTTATAGCGTCTATTGGCCCTGTAGAGGTTCCTGAAGCGAGCACACTCACTGAGGTTACCGCTCCCGTAGGGGTTGCCCATGTGCCATCTCCCTGAAGGAAGGTACTGGCTGTACCTCCCGCGGGGACGCACCCTATAAGAGAAGCTCCGGCGTAAACATTTGATCTGATTAAAACATCCCCCGTAGTCGGGGTAATTGTTAGTGGCATTGAAGGAAGTGTTGCGGGTACAGGAGGGGAAACCACGTTAACACTCGACACCCCAATCGTTGAAAGGTCTGCCCACGCTACTCCCGTAGCTGTAGAGGTAAGGACTTGTCCTGATGTTCCTGTGGCCGCTCCGTCCCAAAGTGATCCGCTTAAAGCAATACCCGCCGTACTAATTGTAGTTCCGTTGGCCGTAAATGAATTAGTGCCCTGCCAGATATTTGGAGCGAAAGAGCTGATGGGAGAACTCACAGAGTAGGTAGATCCCGATCCAACTCCACCAAAAGAAATTCCTATCCCTGTAGCTGTATTACCCGCACTAAGGACCTCCTGTAATGTAGGCATAGAAGCTGATGGGATTACTGTAGACCACTCTACTCCTGTCCCTGCTGCATCAACAGTAAGGATGGATCCTACAGCTCCAGTAGAGCCAGTGGAGTCATTTATTTTAGACGTAGCATTAAAGTTTAATACAGAAGCTGATCCTAATATAATATTTCCATCTGTGGTAATATCACAATTTGCTGCTAAAGTCATATCGGTATTGGTGCTTAAAGCTAACACCTGCGCCGCACCAGACATATTAATACTTCCCGTAGTATCAATATCACAGTTGTCCATTACAAAACCCAGTGTTGTATTAGGGTCAACCGCTATAACATCCTGTAGGTCTTGAGCTCCTGCAGCGGCGATCCATTGGATACCTGTTCCTGTAGAGCTAAGTATCTGCCCTGCAGATCCTGGCGTTCCCGCTGCTGTAATAGTTATTGGGGAAACTGTTCCGTTTACAGTAATGTTTCCTGTAAGGCTTATATCGCCAGCAGCGGTTCCTCCCGTGTTAGTTGTTGGCGTGTCTAAAACAGACTGAAGATCTTGTAAGCCTCCAGATGCAGTGATATCAGATATTTTAAACGATACCGTGCGGTTGTCATCGCTGGTATCTGTACCAATAACAAAGTCAGACGCGTTAGGCGTAACTAAAGGATAGACGGTAGTGTTTTCAATTTTAGCCATAGCTTACGCGTTTACAAGTCTGTACATAATATTATAAGTAAAAGTCCCATCACCCCCAGTAGGGGCGGCTACTGTCGTAGAATATAAGAAATTATCATTTCCGGCACCTGACGCATAAATACCTGGGTTGTTAAAAGTATTGTAACTGCTTGGTAAACTAAATGCAGTTTTAGAAGTTAACCCCGTATAGTACGCATTAGTTATACGACTCCATGTACCAGCTGATGACGGCGTACCCAAAGTAAACAATGCCTCGTTAGCAGTCGTGTAAGGGGTGGTGTTGGGCACAAACGTAAACACCATAGATATGGGGACAATATGTTTTCCCGCAACACCCTGAATAAGAACGACAGGTATGGCGAAAGAGTTTAATATTTGCGTAGAAGTAACAGTCCCTGTAGCATTAAACGTATCAACATTTAGATAAGACTTCACCCCGCTCATCAATACCGTCTTCGTTTTATTCGAATCGGTAGCGTCGGTTAATATAAGAAGGTCGTTATCTGCAGGGGTTACTGTAGGGTATACTGTAGTGTTACTTATCTTCGCCATTTTCTTTTTGCTTCACCTCCCCGGTTTCCAAGTTGATGACGGCATCCTTTCCATAGGTTTGCATCAAGCCCTCTTCCGCGGTTTGGAACTCGCCCTTTAGCTCTTGCACTCTTAACACAAGACCATGCTTCTGTAGAGTTAAATCGCCCAGTTGAGTTTTAATTGTGTTGAACTCAGAGTTGAGATCGTTTAACCTCTTTAACTCTGCATCTGTAATCTTTTCCATTGTAATAGATTTAAGTAAATATTACAGCAAAGATAAGGTTTATTTATTTTCTTTTGAGCTGCCCCCAAAGAAAAAGTCTACTATGGTATTTACCTTGGCACTCATGGCTCCAAATATCGTAGAGATAAACCCTATCTCATACTCCGAAAGCACGACGTCGTGGAACACAAAGTATTTAAACATAATATATGAGAGAGTGAAATATGCTATAGTAAATAAAGCGGCTAAGATTTTTTGTATCAAAGCGTCGTCTTTATATAACGACCTGGCGTCCTTACGGTCCTCCACCTCTTTAGCGAAAGCTTCACGCTCCGCTTCCAGTAAGATTTTTTTTAACTCTAACTTAATAGTCTCCTTCTCCTCCTTAGTTGTGATAACTTCGTCGAGGATACCTTCGGCACTTTCTATTACCTTTCCAAATATAGAGGCCCAAATATTAATCATCGTAGTCGGTATATTTTATCATTACCTTCTCTCCCCTCTCCAAAGCTTTCGCCACCAGAGGATAAATCCTTTTATAAGCATTACGGCTCTTCCCAACCCAACCGTTTTCAGTGACGATATTATTTTCTTGAGAATCCCCCACGATGAGACAGCCCGCAGTATGTTCATCAGTATTACCGGTATGTATAAGAATATACTCAAAATTAGGAACATCAGTGATATGAAGCATGCCACGATGAATATCAGGATATTTTTTACTGTACTTCGCATGCAACCCACCTATCTTTCTAAATTTTATTTCATATACCCCAGCTGGGATACGCGTCTCTCCTTTTACTTTTAAAGCCTGGTACTCATCCTCCAAGGTGTAGCACAAGAAAGATCTCCCTACAGGCGTCGTTTCAAAAAGGAGTCCGGAGGTAGAGTCGGCTTGGGAGCTGAATCGTATAACCTCGAGCTTCATTTTTTTTCGAAGATCTTATATATCTTATATCCCGTATATGAGATAGCTAAGAGTAAAGAAACCATTTGTAAAAACTGATTACACTGGGTTAGGGTAATTCCTAAAGCCCCTCCGTTAGCTGCGATAACGCTAATTGTATCTTTAATCTCCACCTGCACTTTAATTTCTTTTTTTAAAACTATACGTAAAACTCCCCGACCATGTAGTGTGTGTTGTCCAGTAATTCATATCACAAAGATAATACAATTATTTTCCCTTCTTCTTAGAAGGGGTATCGCCTTTTCCGTTCTTAAATTTATTTCCTGGAGTTCTTAAATCAGTCCTCATCGTAGCCTGCGTCTTCGTGGCTAACCCTTGTATAGAAGATATAGTAGAAGGAGTTTCTCCCACCCAGCACACCATACACATACTGCTATCGTCGTTCCATCGCGCAGTATCCCAACTGTTGGTTAGGACTTGAGAAAAATCTATCCCACGAGCTTCCGTTTGTGTGAGCTCCGCATATCTAAAATCATCTATAGTCATGGCACTTCTGGTTCTATTTGTGGGCTATTTGCAAAAGCTAAATCATTTACCGTCCCATTAGGCGCTTGGTTGGCTACTATATATGAAGAGTCATCCGTTCCATTCATCCTCCACCAACGCTCTAAGTTCCCACCGCCCACTTGGGTGAGGGTGATATTTGTTATAGAGATGTCTGTGTTGTTCCCAGATCGGCTAATAAGTAGATTGGAGGATCCGGCGATAAAGGTCTCGGAGTGTGATCCTACAGTAGAGTCCATTGTGGTGGGGGTTTGTCCGGAGTTGTATAGAGTTCCACCGTTATTACTTACTATACGGTACGTCATAGTATAGGATTTTCCTACCTCCATCACGCTATACTGACGTATATAGGCCGAGTTTGGAGCAGCTACAGTTTCAATCCTCGCCATTCCGTTAGGGAAGGTTACAACACCAGACCCTGTGCCCTCGGCCTCCCACCCCTGTCCGACTTCTTTTACAGAAACGTGAGTAAAAGTAGTGTCTACGTCAGTAGCATTCCTTAAAAAAGTCACGCTTATAGAAGAGGTCTCAGAAGCATAAAAAGTATTACTGCCGTCAATAAAACTATCACTATTAACACCCCCAAAGTTTGCACGGATTTTTCCGGTGTCGGAGTTTGTAACCGACACTGAGCCTTTGTAATTTTTACCTATTTCTACTACATCTTGCTGAACACCTATATAAGGGGTCGCTGTATCATCGGAAACAATTCTACATCCCGATGCTAAGATTTCGGCATACTTGGTGGCTGTTTGCGCTGAGCCGTCAGACATTCCTATACTCCAATCCTCTCCGAGTTCTTCAACAAGAATATCTGTTAAAGTTATATTTGAAGAAGCTGTTTGATTATATACTTGAAACCTTTGACTTGCGCTTGTCCCCGAAGTAACATATACCGTATGAGTTGTGAGCGAAAGCGGAATATCATCGGAGGCAGTTCCCGCTAACTCAAAAATAACAGAAGCAGCTCCATTATTTTCTAAAACTGTGTATGTAATTTTATAGTTTGTCGATAGACTTATAATATCATCGTTGCCTAAAATATCCGCCCCTCTTAGTCTTGCAAAACCTGCTGCTCCGCGAGTGATTTTACATCCTCCTAAGTTATACGCAGCAGCAGCGTCAGGGTTTACCCACCCTGAACCCGTAGTGCCTAAAGCAATAGAAGTGTCAAATCCTCCGTTGTAAATTACATCACTTCCCGTATCCGTAAAATTTGGATTGCTTACAAGCTCCGGACCTATCTGAGTAAAGTTCCCGTTGGTAATTAAGTCCGAGGTAAAAGGTAGGGTGCCTAAACACCTCTGTCCCCCATACATATTATCGTATATAGCTTTTACCGAGCTGGTAGACAAAGCTGTGTTCCATAAAGAAGGCTCTGTCATATATCCATTAAACCAATCATTAAGCCCTATAATAGATGAAGAAGGTAGTGTAAACCCTATAAACCCAGCAAAATCAGGAACGGCGTCCGTGCTGTTATCCATAGTGTTGGTAAGCACCCCGTCTACGTACCACTTCCACTCGCTATCACGATCTATAGAAAGAGCTATGTGGTGCCACTCGTCCTCCGAAAGAACTTCCTCGATTGAGACGCTGCTTATAGTTACAAAGTCGGTCGTGCTTGTTGAACCATCTCTAAGGTCTAATTTAAAATACCAGTTGTTGTTAGTTGAACTTGGTGTGGTGTAATAAAAAGTGTGTGTTCCTATCCCTTGTTCAGGTAAATCGTCATAAGCATTTAAAGCTGAACCCGTGTAGTATTGTATGGCATTTGTTCCAGTTAATCCGACTGCATGTATTGTGTAGGTTACTTTATATGAAGTAGTGTCGGCAAGTATTGCGCCAGTTCTAATTCTTAAATCAGTACCTTCAGTTGAAGTCATAGTAACACCATTCTCTCCAAAAGTACAAGTGTCTTCTAAAACAGTCCAATCCTCTCCGAGTTCTTCGACGGAGACATCTGTGATTTCTAATGAACCCCCAGTATCATTAGAATAAAACCTAAGTGCTGCTACTGGTGTATCAAGGGTTACTATTAAATATACTGTATGAGTACCTACTGAGGAAGGTATAGTGGATTGTCCGTATGCACTTACACTCGAAAGACCTAACTCAGTTCCTGAACCAGTAAAAGTGTTTGATAATACAGTATATGTAAGCTTGTGTGAAGCTCCGAGAGTTACCGGATAATCTTGTTGAAGATAGACTGCTTCAGGGACAGTTTTTGTCCACGTAGCCGATGATCCTCCAAAAGTAACCGTATCGCCAGCAGCATTATCTATAACCGTCCAATCCGCTCCAAGAGAACTAAAGTTCCCATTGTCCACCACCATATCGAGCGGCTTAACAGAGATGCTATCGAAATCTACTACGTCGCCTATAGCGGCGGAAGCTAAATATAGTCTAAACTCAGCCGTGGTGCTCCACACCCTAAACTCATAGTCTTGGTAGTCGTAAGTTAAGGTAGGGTTAGAGATAATATTTGCAGAGGTTAGAGCTACGTTATCCCCTATGTTACTAAAGGCTGACCCTTGGTCTGCACCCGCTGAAGTGACTCCACGCACACGCATCTTAACGCTGTACATGGTGTTTAAAGGCTGGCTCAGGTTATCAAATAAAGCGCCACCTTGGGCTAAATCATAAGTAAGTCTCATAAACCTCGGTTCCCAAGGCCCTATAGTAGCCCTACCGGAAGATGTATTCCACGGGGTTATACTCGCAGCGTCAGAGAAGGTAGGGTTAGCGATAAGCTCCGTACCCACAGGGACATTGGAAAAGCTTCCGTTAGTTATAAGCTCGGGGTGAGCAGGGAAAGTCATGGGGCCTAACTTAGAATTTAGGACACCCTCGGCATCGAAATAAGTGGAGAAAGGTCTTATTCCGCTTGCTGAGGAACTGTATATACCGGTGCCTGTAGCAGAGACCCCCGCTCTATCCGAGGTATTAATCCAAACAGATAAAGAGGAAGCGGATGCTGATACATCAAATGTTGACCCATAGGAGAACTGAGTCGTGCCGTTAAATAATAGCGAATAGCGAGAAGGACAAACAAGGCCGCCTCCGCCACCCGCTCCAAGGTTGTTTTGGAAAACATCTCCCGCTATGCCGTTTCCTATCCCTGTAGGCATACTACCAGAGAGCTATGATGTTCATATTAGGCGAACTACTTATTCCCACCTTAGTAACTAAGATAGGGAGGAACGCGCTGCTGGGTACGTTATAAAAGGTTAAAGCAGGGGTAGCTTGAGAGTCTCGCTCACTGGCCATCTCCACCACAAGGTCTCCCGTTGTGCCTATATATAGAGTGGCCGCTTTAGTGGCTGCGTTGTATATAACATACTCATCAGTAGCACCTCCTGCAGAACTCGGCGAAAGGGCTAAGTTTAAATCGTCAGTAACTGCCGTTACATAGTAAGCAATACCTGCGGTTACATTATATACGATAGCATTCGTTTGAATGCCAGCTGACAGAAAAGTGGTTCCAACATCTGTAAGCGTCCCGGCTACAGAAAAATCTGCAGTACCGCTTATAACTTTCGTAGACGGGTCCGGGATAGGGACAGTATTGCTCGGTATAACTGCTAACCCCTCACTGACTTGTAATCTTTGATATGCCATATCTTTTTATTTTTGGTAGGGGAACGCCCTATTTAAAGTGTCTCGACGCTCGCCACATCCGCAGTCCTTACCTGCAGCTTTAGCTACAGTATCCACTACCTTCTTAATTCCAGTAGCAGTGGTGAATTTTTCTATAGTATCACCTAAACCTCTTGAGGGTGCGATGCGAGTTCTTTTCATTATTTTTTACAACCGAAGTTATTAGCGTAGTTAGCCATCTCGACTACCTTTTCAGAATACTTATCCGTACTCTTCATGACAGCAGAGGCCGCACTACATGCGTCCTTAAACCCATTGTTCTTCGCCCACGAGGTAAACTTACCTCGGTTAGCTTTTTTAATAGCTGGAAATTTTTTAGTTCGACCAGCCATTTTAGAAATTCTTTCCAAGTTTATTTGCGACGGATTTAAAGCTCATTTTTTAATTCTTTTCTTTTTTTCTTTAAACTTGTCGCGGGCTTCACCTACAGCAATCCTGTTCGAAGCTTTTCGGAATTTTTTATCTGATATACCTTTCTGCTTACTTTTGAGAGACATTACATTTCCCTGCTTATTTCTTCTAATTTTAGTTATATGTACAGTTTTTTTAGCAGGAGAACCTCCCCCCGGTGAAGAGAAAGTTGTTGAACGATTTCGACCTGATTTAGATGCAGTTCCTTTTTCGGAGTTAGTAGACCTTTTTCTTACTTTTGGTTTAGGGTCTCCGAATGTAGGAGCTAATGGTTTGGATAAATCTCTTTTCATAATTTTTTTATTGTATCGTTACTTTCTAATATTGGCAGAGTTTCTTGCTTTAACCCCTTCGTAATGCATACCGTGATCTCCACCATATGCGTGTCCGTAATCTTTCTTAGACATAGCCTTAGACTCGTCTCTACGAGATTTTAAAGATTGCTTGTGAGAACCTTTGTGCTTTGCACCTAAAGACTCATCGAGTCTTGAATTGTAACCTTGCTTTTTCATAACATTAATTTTCACAAAGATACTACTAATTTATTTCTTTGGTTTAACGGTCACTAAACTTCCCACCCCACTTACCGGAATGTCTCTGAAGCCAAGTCTCCCCCGCAGCCCTTCTCTTCTTACGCATCTTGCTTTTATCCGCCCTCTTGAACGCGCTCTCTTTAGCTCCGCCAATAGTTCTATTAACAGTGTCGTATCTTTTCTTTAAGCGAGACTCAGCTTTAGTTGCTCTCGTAACAGGTTTACTCTCACGCCCTTTAACTCTCTTCACTTTCTTAGACATAGCCTTCCGAGCTTCACTAACCTTTTTTCGTGCTTTATAATACTTTTTCTCCCTCCTCTTTCCTCCTCTTGTATTTTCTGTCTCTCTCTCGACATCTTTATCTGTCTTATCAATCTTTTTAGAAAGTCTCTTCTTTGCTCGACCAACCTTAGCCCCCTGCTTATCTTTTACTTTAGACTCTCTCTTCTTCTTCTTCTCTTTGGCTTTCTTTTGTTTCTCTGCAACTTTGTTACGCTGCTTATCGTAAGCCTCCTCTAACTTTTCCTTACGCTCTTTAGCTTTCTTCTCGGCTTTAGCCTTCTTCTCTTTCGCTATGCGGTTCGCCTTTTGTTTGGCGATAGAAGCTCTACGGTCCTTTACGGAATCCGCAGAGGCGCGGATCTTTTTCCCTTGTGTCTTTATTGCTGATTCTTTCATAATTTTTTAACTTCCACAGTTCTCACAATCTTCAGGAGAGTCAACATTACATACCGTCTCACCAGATATAATTTTATCCTCTCCCTCTTTTAACTTCCCTGGATCTAAAAAAGAAGGTGAGTCGAAATGATCCTTACTGCATATACACGTAGAATTATTACACTGACAATCGGAGTATGTGTTCATATTGTTTTAACTTTGTAGCAAAGATACAACTTAAATGAAAACAAATTATATGAAGTACTGGAGAGTCATCCGGTATTGGGCCAAAGCAAAATATAACGTAGGGACCCCAGATATAGAGATGCTCCTATTCCTATACAGCGAAGGGATATTCAACAAGTCAAAGTTTAAAGAGTTCGAGCAGTGTATGTCGTGGGACGATGGAAGGTTCCATAGCCTGCTAAGGGACGGATGGCTGCAGGTGTTTAGGAAGAATACAGGGAAACAAACAACACTATACCGCCTGTCACACAAAGGGAGAAGCCTCGTGATAAATATATACAAGAAACTTAACGGAGAAGAGATAGGTATATCCCCACAACTAAACCCACTCTTTAGAAAGGACGCGTCCTATATGGATAAGGTATATAGGAATATGATTATAGAGATGAACGACTTTATAAAACAACAACGACGTCGCGCTCAACTATGACAGTGTATGGTTTTTCGTTAACGAACATACTGTGTCCCGCGTTTTTGTCGTAGTAGATAACGTCACCCGCTTGGATGACCCCTACATCGGTGCCAGGCTTTACAACCTTTCCCTTCTGGTATCTAAACCCAGAAGCATCTTCCTGAGAAAGGAGAAGGCCAGACTCTGTCTTTAAAGTCTCCTCTATCTTTTCTATAACTATATATTTACCAATCGGTTTCATCGTACTTGTCTATCATTAAAGCTATATTAATAAAAGGAAGATATAGAACGTGAGAGGTTACGTCTTCCAGATCGTAACTCCTTATGCCGATAAGGATACCCACATAGAAACCTATATTTATTTCCCAAGGTCTCATGCGCGGGCGTGTGTTACAATAGCATTGGTGCTAAGGATAGTGGTGGCTACACTCGTGGCATTGATCAAGGCATTCTTGGTAACCTTAAGTGGATCGATAACACCCATCTTGTACATGTCCCCGTACTTCTCGTTCTTAACATCGAACCCATGGGTGTCGTCTATAAGATCGTCGTTGTCCATGATGCGCTCCCCATCCAATCCTGCGTTCTCCATAATCTGAAGCAGAGGAGATTTTAAAGCGTCGTGTAAAATACGGTTGGCCAAATCCTCCTCCCTATAGTCACAGCTCTGCGAAGGGTCGGGAGCCAAACGCCATAATGCTAACCCGCCACCCGGAAGGATGCCTTCCTGGAGGGCACTGCGCACAGCGCATACCGAGTCGTCGACGCGGTCAAATTTTTCTTTCTGCTCGATGTCACTATCCCCACCAACATAGATGCATCCTATGCCGCCAGCTAAACTCGCGATACGCGTGTTGATAAAGTCACGCTCACCCTTGTTCTTAGTTCTCACCTGCTGCTCACGCAATTCCTCTACGCGAGTCGTGCACTCTTCGCTCATATCATTACCCGTAAGGATGACAGTAGAGTCTTTGCCTGCCACGACTTTTTGCGCATGGCCTAAATCTCTGGGGAGGATAAGACTAAGATCGTCGCCCGTCTTCTCAGAGAAGTACGTAGCCCCAACAGCCAAAGCGATGTCCTGCATGAGCTCGTGCTGCTTGTACCCGAAGTTGGGGGGAGGGACGTTACAGAACTTTAATCCGTTCTTCATAACATTGGCCGCTAAAGTGTTTATCATATTCACACTACACGTTCCAATGATAAGCAGCTTCTCATTCTTCTGAACCACATCCTTCAAGACAGTCTCGATCTGCATGATGTTGTTGATCTCAGCATCGCATACCAAAATCTTCACATCCTCGAGCACACACTCATCCTTCTTATGGTTGTTGATGAACAAAGGGGAGCTATACCCACGGTCAACTTTAATACCCGTAGTAATATCTGCATAGGTGTCTGCCGTCTGAGAACGCTCCACCGTAACAATGCCATCCAAACCAACCTCGTTATAGGTATCCGTGATAAGCTTACCCAAACTCTTATCGTTGTTAGCAGAGATAGTGGCTACATCCAAAAGCCTCTTGCCCGTAACCTTACGAGATCGCTTCTCTAACTTTTTAATAACCTCGTCAACCTTCTCTCGGATGATACCAATGACCTCCGTGGCATTGACGTCGCCAGACATATGCTCTATGCCAGAACAAACCAAAGCTTCCGTAAGAACAATAGCCGTGGTGGTTCCATCACCAGCAATGGAAGCTGTCTTATTAGCAGCCTCCTTTACCATGCGTACAGCTATGTTCTCAACGGGATCGTATAGATCAATACTCTTCGCTACAGTGACCCCATCCTTTGTGACAGTTAATCCGCCAAGGTGGTTTGTAGATTCAATGATGACAGTCTTGCCTCGTGGGCCCAGCGTACTCTTAACCGCTTTAGAGATAGCAGTGATCCCGCTGATAAGTTTTGCCCTGCCCTCTTCATCGAAGGAAAGGTCTTTAGCAATATACCCTTGCTCTTGCATTTGAAATAAAATTAAAGTTAGTGGAACAAATGTATAACAAAAATTCTATACTGAAATAAATAACAAGGAAAAAGTTAACACCGTGTAGGCGATAACTATTAGATTCAATTTGGAGTTCTCCTCCAAAGATCGATAGCGGTAAATAAGCTTCTTCATTTTAAAATTAATTGGGGCGCAAAGATAATGTTAAAGTGACAAAGTGAATAACCTATACTCTACTATATATATTTTCTATTTATTCTTTTTTTTTATTTCTCTATTCTTACTTTCAGTTTAACACTTTAACACTAAAAGAAGTAATATATTAATAATAAAGGAGTTAGAAGGTGTTAAACTTTTTTTGAGTTAACACAAAGGTGTTAAACTTTAACACTATTGGATAAAAAAAAGGGAACCCGTTAAGATTCCCTCTATTAATGTGATGGGTATAGTGAATTAAAACTCTAACTCATTCCACTTCTTCTTAGCCTCAGCTAATTGAATCCCCTCTGCAATTTGGTTTATCTTTCTGTCGTTAGAGATAGATCTTTTAATACGAGCAGCCTGGGCAATGCCACTTTCACCTGGTGCGCGAGCGTTAATTAAACGTCCGCCCTCTACATATAAACCGTCTACGAAGTCTGATATCTTTTTCATGGTAGTTATTTTTGACAAAGATACAAAAAAATTTTAGATGTCCAGGGGTTGAGGGTTATTATAGGTCACACACGAGGTATGCGTCTGAGGAAAGTGATTTGTTTTCGAAGGGGGGGTGATGTTTTCAAAAATTTCGGTCAAATGTTTTAGCTTTTAGGTAGGGGGTGATAGGCTCGGCTCGGCTATCGGCTCGGCTCGGCTCGGCTCTTCGTTCATCGTTCCGCTATACGTAGCTATATGCTCCCAATATACGGACACACTCCCCACATATCCCCATAGTGAAGGGGAATAACCTTGTTGAGAGACAGTGAGACAAGGGTTAAAACCCCAACGAACACTGACATCCACAAACGATTCACATATTTCTTAAACTTTTTTTCTCAGCGTTTACGGGAGTTATAGAGGAAATATGCACATTTAGTAAAAGATTTATGCTAAAAAACTTGTGAGCATAGAAGTTATGCTATATATTTGCTCCATCATTAAACATTTAATACTAATTTAATACACAATACCATGAGCGATTCAGTTACACTCCAAGACCTCGTACAACTTGAGAACGACTACCTTAATCAGATACGAGAGATTAATACCCACCATAGAAAGGAACGGAAAGACCTTCAATTTGAGATAGCTAACCTAAGAGATAGACTAACACAAAACGATAGACAATGGAACAAGACCATCGATGCTCACGAAGTGACGAAGCAACGTTTACTCGGTTACGAGAATGAAGCGGGTGTGCCTAAGAGCGCAAGTGAGCGTGAGGTTTATATGTCCTATAACCCAAAGTAACACTGATGAGACCTCAATGGTCGAAACGTCGCGAGACGTCTGTTACATTTATTAACTAATACATATACCATGAACGATTTTAGAGTAGTTAACTGCGGACAGAGAGACATAGACAACATCAGAATTGAGGTGTACTACACCCCATCTGACGAGATGGTTGCATCAGGTCAGTACAACATCCGCACGAATTGGGCGCACGTTACACGAGAGGAGGTGTACGAGAATATGCTCTCTTCAGATTGGGAAGATGAGATGCAAGAGGCTATCGAGAATAGGGATATCGAGATAGGATAGACCAACAAGCGGAGGTAGTGCGCACCTCGAAACGATTCGCTCCGTTTCTCCGCTCTAATTATTCACCAATCTAATTTAAGATGACTTTAGAAGAAACAAACAACCACACAAACGAGATGGCTAATGCTATCCAACGTCACCAAGAGTTCTACACTTTAAAGGTAGGAGACAAGGCATATAGCATTATGCTACCTACACCACAAGTTGCTGGAACGATGACACAACAACGTAGCTATGCGATGGACAAAGCGCAAGAAATCTTAAACCACCTATCAAAATGAACAAAGCACAAAACATAATGCGCAAGATATACGACACATACGCTACGTATGGAATCTACGTAGTCGAAGGTCAGCGCGGAGACACCTACCACGACCATATGCTCTACTCATACGAACGTGCTAAGAGTCTATATGCAGAGGTTGAGGGATGTGTTGATGACGAGTATTCGATGGACGAACTTTTGGACGCTTTAAACGATGAACTTGAGTACATCAATCACTTCAAGAAGATTCACGTTCTCCTTGCAACAATACCTTCACTACTATGATAACATACGACATATCAATCAAGCGAGGCAATCGCTACATAACTAAAACCAAGACGTTCAACAACGAACTACACTTTTCAAGATGGTACGACAAGGTGAGCGCATCGGGAGTAAAAATAATCGACACAATTAAGAAAGCATGAACGATAACAAACTAATAGTAGAATTTATGGGGATGGATTCTTTCAAGGATTCATTAGCCTCACTACATCAAGGAAAGATAAACGTAGATGTAGATGTGTATGAACAAGCACAATATCACACTTCATGGAATTGGTTGATGCCTGTTGTAGAAAAGATTGGTGAGTTATATCACACCATAACAATAGAAACAAACAATGAGTCTGACCAATGTGTAATTCTATGCTACAAAGAGGACGAAAAGTATAGAAGAATCTTTGAGGTTGGATTAACACTACACGAAGCAACCTACAAAGCAGTAGTAGAATTTATTAAAGAATATAACAAATGAAATACGCACGTAAATGCTCTATAACGGGCGAAGGAATGAACGAAGGTTGGTGCTGGGGCGAAGGTGTGTTCTACACCAAGTCTGAGAAGAGTACGTTAACTGAATGTAGAAATGACCGAGATGCAATCCTTCGAGAAGTAGATGACCTTACACCTTTGAACGTACAAGATAACGAGAGGTGGGATGAGTTGGCTGAAGCGATAGAGAGAGCAAAGAATGAGGAGGAAACGGATGAAGATTTATTGCTTATCGGATACCAACAAGACTACCTATACTACACTGAGTGGGAGGATGAGAGCGAACATCAATACGAAGAAATTAACGGAAAACTAATTGAAATACAATGAAAAAATTTGAAATAGAAGTTGTGCGCACATACACCACAACATTCGGGGTAGAACTACCCGATGACAATCTTACACCTTCACAAATTAAAAGAATTGTGAATGGAGATTTTAGAGCGTCAAAGATCGACCTCACTCCTGAAACGTATGAAGAAGATATCTTCGATGAGATATGGGATATCATAGCTGAAAAAGAACTTGAGCAGATGGATACTGATATGCTAACCTGTAATGCAAAGGAACTATGAAAGACAATAAACTAATAGCAGAATTTATGGGATGGGATATTAAAATACCAAGCAACCTACATCTTTCTAACTTAGAGTTAGATAGCGGAGAGTTTTGGGCATACGAGTTTCATACATCATGGTCTTGGTTGATGCCAGTAGGCGAGAAGATAGATGCCATGTTTGGTGAGGATGACGAAGTAGATGATGCTATCAATAGAGTACATAATGCAGTGTTATCATTTGATATAGATAACACATACCGAGCAATAGTAGAATTTATTAAAGAATATAACAATGGATAACAACAAACTAATAGCAGAATTTATGGGGGTAAAACCTCCATTGTATATGGAGTACCACATCTCATGGGATTGGTTGATGCCAGTAGCTAAGAAGTGTATAAACCCTGAAGATAACACCGAAGGATGGGATAACTTAGCTGTAGCCTTAACAACGTGCAACATCGAAGAAGTGTACCAAGCAGTAGTAGAATTTATTAAAGAATATAACAAATGAAATACAATGAAAAAAACTAAAGAAGAACTACTGCAAGACAAGAAGAAATTGTTTTGGTGGATGGATGAGTGCGATGCTCACGGAAGCACATTTGCAATCGAGGAATTAAGAATAATAAACGAAAAACTATCTAAACTATGAAACACACAAACAAGGTATGCTTAGCATACACACTCTTAGTAGCTATACTTGTAGCTATGAGTTTAACCTCATGCGCTACCTCATCAGGAGCGACTGAGTACGGAAACAATCGAAACGGAGGTGGATGGAGTGATGGGAATAATTGTAACAAAAGGTAACAACATGCACGTAGCATTGTAGGTTTGCAAAAACTTCAGGATACAATGTAGGTGTTCCCTCAATAGGTTCTCTGAATTTCCTATATGGGTTCGAGGTTCGACTCCTCTGCGTGTACAAATTAAATAATATATTATGAATATAACAAATCAAATCATAGCTTACGAGGTAGGCGAATTAAACGATAGAGAATCTATAGAGTTATTCTCTGAGTTAATCAGATCGGGCATGGCTTGGACACTACAAGGTCATTACGGAAGATCGGCAGTCTCTCTTATTGAGGAGGGATACATTGCTAAAGATGGAGAAATCCTATACGAGTTTGAAGAGGAGGAAGAAGAAATTATGTGTGACTACTGCGATGCAAATCGTGTAGAGAAACAAGGTCAGTTCTGCTCTAAGGATTGTTCAGGGGGGTTCTGGAACGATATGAACGCAGACAAAGATGATTACTAATCCAACTACAAAGAAAGCAAAGTTGATTACCATAGGTATATGGATACTCAACATAATATTATTAAACTATATAAAATGAATATACACGAAAAAAGAGTAAACAGCCTCAACGGATATTGTTGGGATATCTTCAATGAGTACGGAGGATATGACTACAACGATGAGATGCTATATCAACTTCAGGGATTGAGAGATTCTATAGCTGAATGCGAGGATGATGCAGTAAAATTTGGGGACAAAGCATGGGAAGGAATGGTGGAGGAAGCGGAGACTACATACACATGGTTCAAACACATAGAGAAGATACGAGAGTTACAAGAGGATATACCAACATCTTTATACTGCTGATATGAAAGAACAAATCAAGGGATTAATTGAGTACGCCCAAAACCCTAAGTACTCAGAAGAGGGAGAGAACTATTTATCTGATGGAGAGATGTTAGATATTATCCTTGAACAATTACAAAAACTAATACAATGAAATACTACAACGGAAGTGAACTACTATGGAGCATAGAGGATGTCCAAGCACAAGCAGACAACCTTGACATAGAGTTAAATGTAGAAGAGTCGGAGAATATCCTCACCTCTACGTTTAAGGACAATGAATACCTTATGCAACTCATCAACGAGATGATTACCGATAGCATATTAACCTTTAACGCATTAAGAAAGAATGAGCAATAAAATATACATAGACAATCCGATCTTCATGGAGTTAGTCAGCGAGTTAGCTACACAACTAACTGAAGGTCGTTTTGGGGAGCAAACTTATATCTCTTCGAAAGAAGTTATGCAGTTTACTGAAGAGGCGCAAGACCACTTCAATGAAACATACGATGAGTACGAAGGACTATTTAATAACATAGCGAATATATATAGCGATGAACAACAATAAACTAATAGCGGAATTTATGGGTGCTGTGGGTACACCTAAATACAATCCTACCGAGTGGGATGTGTACATCACAGGTTGCTTAGACGTTGATTCAGATGATGAAAACGCACAACATTTCTACACCCCTGACGAAATGAAATACCACACATCATGGGATTGGTTGATGCCCGTAGTAGAGAAGATCGAAAATGACGGACTCGATCCGCATGGAATGATTGATAATTCTCTAAGGAGGAACAAGCAAAAGAAATGGCGTTCAATCGAGGACTTATATAACGTAGCAGTATACTTAATAAACATATATAACAATGGATAAAGAGAAAACAATTAAGGAACAAGCTAAGGTCATCAAAGAACTTTGGCGCGAACTACAAGCTTTAAAGAGAACATTAATCGACAACCACAGAGATGTATGGAGTCAAATTCAAAACAAATGAACAAAGAAGCAATAACAGAAGGGCTCCACGAGGCGTGGAAGCAAGGTTTAATTATGCGAAGCATAGACGTTGAGGGTGATGGGGAACACACATGGCTCTCCAATAAGATCGGAATTACTAACCCAAATTTTTTAACTTACCAAGAATGGAAATCAAAATAACACAACAAAAGAACCTGAGCGAAACAGACGTTTGGGAGGTCGTTAAGGAGTGGTACACAAGAGGTATGTACGCCCCTATTTTACAAGACCATAACGGATTCGATTTAGAGGAAATCTGTAACGACGCTATAGAAATGCTAAATGATAACAGAGAAAAAACAGTCAAAGACAAAACAATTAAAGACCAAGCTAAGGTCATCAAAGAAATCTGGGACGAGTTACAAGCGTTAAAAAGGGTGCTAATAGACGATCATCCATCAACATGGCGTGACATACAAACCAAACTACCTTCGTGTGTCCAACAAGAGTAAATAAATGAACATATTACCCTCGTATGTCCAAAGAGAGTACAAAAAGCATACACGACTGATACATATGTACCAATGCGCCCGTTTATCATGAAGTGCGCTCATTATAAGTGAACATATTACTCTTATTTGTTCAATAAGAGTCATAAAATGAACATGAACTCACGTTATAAGTGAATCAAATCACCTAATAGCATAACCAAAAGTGAAAATAAAACAAAAATAGTATGCATAAAACTTGCGTGTTCTACACTAAGTTTGTACCTTGCATTACTTAAATTTAATAAACATGAAGAAAGAAATATTTAACAATTACGCTACGGCAGTAGCGAAAGAATTTAACATCAGCGTACCAGAGATGTTCGAAGGATCGAGGGCGAGGGAGTGTGTAGACGCAAGGTTTCTGCTCTACTACCTATGCATGGAAAGACCTATCCGCACCTCATATATACAGAGGTATCTCAAAGAAAAGGGATTGAATATATGTCACTCTACTATCCTTCATGGATATAAAAAAGCTAAAGCTTTGGTAGAGTCTGATCCCGACTACAAAAATTTAGCTAAACAAATCTCTCGTGTATAGCTACACCGATCTTTACCATCAGGCTATAAGGGATAAGAGGTCGTGCTATAGAAGGGATGATAACAAAGAGTCTATACTTTCTTACGGCATGATGCTACACAAGTATAAAGACCTTATCACTATCCTCAACACTACGAAAACTGGGGGCTACTATGCTGACGCTACGTCAGACGAGTTGGAGTATCTCTTCACTCATGGGTGGCGCAAGGGTGTCCTTATGATAGCTATAGATAACTACACAAGGAAGTTAGACGTTATTGAGTTTAAGATACAGAACGAGATGAACACTCGTAAGAACGATAAGTTTATTCGGGGGTTAAAGAACTCACGAGATAAGCTACTACTAAAATATACTAAACGTAAATCAGAATTAAAATTAATTAAAAATGAAGAATAATATTTACAAACAACTATCCTCTATCGATATCAAAGGAAAGGTAGAGAAGAAAGGTAAGCACGACTATATGTCTTGGGCTACCGCATGGCATCTAATCAAGAGTGAATACCCTCAAGCACAGCGTAAGGTATACGAGTGTGAAGAGACTGGGTTAAACTTCTTTACCGATGGAAGGACTGCTTATGTAAAGGTGGGAATAACTATCGAAGGCATAGAGCATGTAGACTACCTACCTGTTATGGACTTTAGAAACAAGTCTATCCTCTTGGATAAGGTTACCTCTATGGATATCAACACTACGATACAGAGGTCTACTGCTAAAGCTATAGCTATGCATGGATTAGGACTCAGTCTATGGATCGGTGAGGACTTAAACAAAGTTATCTCTGAGCCTACCCCTACCCCTAAGAAAGCTACTAAGAAAGAGGCTACCTCTTTAATTTTAGATATAGGTGATGAGAATTGGGCAAAAGTTCTTAAGTTTGTCGCCGCCAATAAAGAACTTGGGTTGCCAAAAATCGTCAAGACTTTGGAGCAGAAGTATAGCATCAAGGCTATGGTAAAAAAGGAATTAAGTAAGCACGTATGATGAAAGAGATTCTTGCAAAGCTACAGATAGACGAGCATTATTACGGAGAGTTCGGTCAGCAATGGCTATCCAACTCCAACATATATACTCTACTAAACGAGCCACACCTCTTTGGTAAATCTAAAGAGATGACTAAAGCTATGCTTATAGGTAGGTACTTCCATACCGCTATGCTTGAGCCTGAGAAGTTATCCTCTTCTGAGTTCATTTCTATAGATTCTGGCAGTCGCAATACTAAGATATACAAGGAGGCTATTGACGAACACGGCGTACCTCTTATGATGCTTACTAAAGAGAAGGAGGCTACGGACTGCGCCATCTCTAAGATGAAAAGCAACTTAGATTTCTATGATGCTATCTACCAAGAGGAGAATACGTTTGAGGTTCCTGCGGTGACAGAGATTATGGGATTGAAATGGAAGGGTAAGGCAGATATTGTTACGCCTGATATCCTTATCGATCTCAAGACCACCTCCAATATCCGTGACTTCAAATACTCAGCGCGTAAATATAACTACGATAGCCAAGCGTATATCTATCAGCAGTTGTTTGATAAACCTTTGGTGTTCTATGTGGTAGATAAACTCAGCCTTCAGTTAGGCATCTTCTATCCTTCTGAGAACTTCCTTGCCAATGGTAGGGATAAGATTGAGAGGGCTATGGAGGTATACAACACCTACTTTGCTGAGGGTTCAACAATAAGTATCGATGATTACATTCATAAAGAAACTCTTTAAGAGTAAAAACAAACGTGTAGTGTGGTTGAAAGTTCCAACCAACCTTACTACACAAGCCGAAAGAGATCGACTCATGGAGGCTACTACAGATAAGTTGGAGCAAATAATTTATAAATCATTTTAATTATGGCAGACGAAAAAATTTATGTCGGCAATGGTATCTCTAAGTTTGACGGAGACCAGGTAGAGTTCAGCTTAGATCTAAGCAACCCAGCAATCAAAGAACACATGTTCGAGTTTAATGGGAAGAACTATTTAAAGTTAATTGTGGGGGCTAAGAAGGATGGTGCTGATGAGTACGGAAAGACTCATTGGGTACGCATCAACACTTGGAAACCTGACGAGAAGAAGGCTGCTCCTTCCAAAGCTAAAGCTGAGGAGGAGGAGATGCCATTCTAAACCACAGGTTGAGGAATAAGGAAGGGGACTTCGCGTCCCTTTTCTTTTCTCCCTCTCGTGTTAAAATGTTAAACTCATCCCTCTATATTACACTATAGTGTTTTTAGTAAATAATATTTTTTTTATATCTATATATTTACTTTTAATTTAACACTTTAACACTAAAAGAATATAAATAACTATAAATAAGATAGTTAAGTAAAATTAAATTAACACAAAATCAACACAGAGTATGTCAAATATTACCATATTCAAAGACATTAAAGATACAGAGCAACCTTTCCATAGAGATATTAGTGTCATCTTAAATAGAATAAAAGATGGGGCAAGTAAGGATAAGGTTAATGGAATAAGATCCGAGAAGGATAAATCTAAAAGGAATAAACTTAAACAATCTTTACCTTCGGTATGTTTTAGCGGAGAGTTTACCAAAAGGTTAGACTCTGCTATTACCAAGCATAGTGGGTTCATATGTTTAGATTTCGATGGGTATAAAAGCAAGAAGGATATGCTTCAAGAGAAGCAGAGGTTATGCAAAGACAAATATGTATACTCTGTTTTTATTTCACCCAGCGATAATGGATTGAAGGTTATCGTAAAGATACCTGGAGATATAGAAAACCACAAGAACTATTTTAATTCGCTTGAGAACTATTTCAATAGCTCTTACTTTGATAAGACAACCAAGAATATATCGAGGGTTTGTTATGAGTCTTACGATCCACTTATCTATGTGAATGAGCTGTCAAGTATATGGGAAAAGATAGAGGAGATAGAGTATCAAGAGGTAGTAAAATACAAAGACCAACCTACTATCCCTATCACGAATGAGAATAAGATAGTAGAAATCTTAATCAAGTGGTGGGAAAAAAAGTATCCTATGGTAGAGGGGCAACGAAATCAGAACGTCTATGTATTGGCTATGGCGTTTAACGACTATGGAATCAATCAGAACCTATCTGAGTATGTTATGGGGAGCTATGCTACTGAAGACTTTCCTTCGGGAGAGATAAAAAGAACTATAGACTCTGCTTATGCGCACAAGCAAAACTTTGGGACTAAGTACTATGAGGATGAGGATAAAGTAAATCAAGTGAAACAGAAGATGCGCCGCGGTGTATCTAAAAAAGAAATTAAATGTCAGCTTATAGATGACAACGTAAAGGTGGACAATCTTGACGTTATGTTAGATAAGATGGAGGGGGATAGTGCTAAGGAAAAGTTTTGGACAAAGTCAGAGAAGGGGGTTATAAAAATTATACACCTTTCATTCAAGGAGTTCTTGGAGGAGCATGGGTTCTATAAGTTTAATCCAGAGGGTAGCAAGAGCTACGTCTTTGTAAGGGTAACGAATAACTTAATCGATCACACTTCTGAAAAAGAAATAAAAGATTTTGTTCTCAACTATCTATTAGAGGATGATGATACTTCTATATATAATTACTTTGCAGAACACACCCGTTATTTTAGGGAGGAGTTTCTTACCCTTCTCTCCTCCATTGATGTGTTCTTTATTGAAGATACCACCGACACATCCTACCTCTATTACCGAAACTGTGCGGTAAAGGTTACGGAGACAGAGATTATACCTATAGATTATATAGACTTAGGGGGATATGTGTGGAAGGATCATGTGATAGATAGAATTTTTATTATGTGTGAGAGACATGAGTGTGACTACCAACAGTTTATACATAACATAGCTGGAGGCACACGGGAGAGGGTTGGCTCTATGTACTCTACCATTGGGTATATGCTCCACGGTTTTAAGAATCTTTCTTACTGCCCTGCGGTAATCCTTAATGACGAAATTATCTCTGACAATCCAGAAGGTGGAACAGGTAAAGGTTTGTTTATGAAGGGTTTATCGGAGATGAAGAAGCTGGTTGTCATTGACGGTAAGTCTTTTGATTTCGCCAGATCTTTTGCATACCAATTAGTTTCTGCTGACACGCAAGTGTTATGCTTTGATGATGTAAAAAAATACTTCGACTTTGAAAAACTATTCAGCGTTGTTACCGAAGGGTTAACCTTAGAGAAGAAAAACAAAGACGCTATCAAGATTCCTTTTGCTAAGTCTCCGAAGATCGCTATCACCACCAACTATGCTATACGTGGGAAGGGAAGTTCTTTTGAACGCAGGAAGTGGGAGTTGGAACTATCTCAGCACTACACCAAAGAGTTTACTCCTTTAGTGGAGTTCGGAAAGCATTTCTTTGGAGAGTGGGACGATAGCGAGTGGTGCCAGTTCGATAACTTTATGATTAGCTGTCTTCAGCTTTACTTAGAGAAAGGTTTATTGCGCAGCACATTTGTAAACTTAGAACTACGCAGGCTATCTGCTGAAACTTCTCATGAGTTTATTGAATGGTGTGGACTCTTAGAAAACACTACCAATCCTTTACTGGTAATGAAAGAAAGAATTATGACCAACACCTTATACTTCAATTTTATTGAAGAGTATCCAGACTATGGACCAAAAGCTAAGATGTCCGTCACTCGACAAAGATTTCACAAGTGGTTGGAAGCTTACTCTCAATATAAATACACCTGCCCTCCCCAAACCGGGAGAGACAACCAAGGTAAGTGGATGGAGTTTGTTCGTAAGGATTACTACAATAAGCAAGCTAAACTATTATGATAAAATTTAGAGACTACCAAACAGACATCATAGAGAAAGCCTCTAAGATTATCTCCCGCCATCGCTTTGTATACTTAGCCATGGAGGTGCGCACGGGTAAGACACTAACGAGTTTAGGTATAGCTGATAGGATAGGCATGACTAATGTTTTATTTATCACCAAGAAGAAGGCTATCTCCAGTATCGAACATGACTATGAGCTGTTAAACCCAGACTTTCGGCTCACCGTAATCAACTACGAGTCTTTACATAAAGTTAACCCACGGGGGTGGGACCTTATCGTGGCTGACGAGGCTCATGGTATGGGAGCTTTCCCTAAACCAAGTGGTAGAGCCAAGAGGTTTAAGGAATTTGTCTTCCACTCCAACCCCTATGTAATCTTCCTCAGCGGCACCCCTACCCCTGAAGCATACTCACAGATGTACCACCAGGTGTACTCTATCCCTAACAACCCCTTCCGCAGGCACAAAAGTTTCTATAAGTTTGCCCATGAGTATGTGCATGTTACGAAGCTTAAGGTGGGTGGGATGTTTGTCAACGACTACTCTCGGGGGTCGGAGAAGATCCTCGAGGAGATGAAACCATACACGATACGCTTCACTCAAAAGGATGCGGGGTTCGTGGTTGATACCAAGGAACACATCCTGGAGGTTGATATGTCTGACACTGTTAAGGGCGTTATAAAGACGCTTAAAAAAGATTTGGTGGTGCAGGGTAAGGATGAGGTTATCTTGGCTGATACAGCCGTTAAACTTATGACTAAGGTACATCAGCTATGCAGTGGCACTGTAAAGTTTGAGAGTGGAAACTCTAAAGTATTAGACCTTACCAAGGCTAAGTTTATAAAGAAGCATTTCAAGGGTAAGAAGATAGGGGTGTTCTATAAATTCAAGGAAGAGCTGAACGCTTTGAAGGAAGTCTTTGGTGATGACCTATGTACAGAACTAAGTGTCTTTGAAGACACAAGTAAGTCTATAGCCTTACAAATTGTATCAGGTCGTGAGGGTATATCCTTACGAAAAGCTGAGGCACTTGTATACTATAACATAGACTTCTCAGCGACAAGCTATTGGCAGTCAAGAGATAGGATGACCACCAAGGATAGATTAAAGAATGATGTGTACTGGATCTTCAGTAAAACCGGTATAGAGCACGAGATATACAAGGCTGTCATAAAGAAAAAGGACTACACTTTAAACCATTTCAAGAGAGATCTATTAACTTTGTAAACAGAATGAAAGAAACAGGAAGCTTAGAGATTACACGATACCACTACGAAGTTGTAGATAGGGAACCAAAGATTATTATATCGATGGTTAAAGTGTTAGACACTGAAGGGAAGTACATAAAGTTTGCTAAACTAAAAGAGGTTGAGTCATTCTTATCAAAGTACCCCGTAATATTTAAACCACACTAAAACTTTTAATAAACAAAAACATTATGCCATACTTAAATTTAAGAGACGATATCTGGGACTATGAGACAGAGTACAACCTTATAAAGGAAAAAGAGCTAATTAAATTCATTGATTCTTTAGAGAGTCCTGTCAGAAGGATGGAAATACAAGAAGTTGCCGACACTCTACGCATACCCTCAAGAACATTAACTAATATCCTAAAACGAAATGTTCAAAGGAGAAATATAAAAAAGTTAGCGCATGGAATTTATGCAAGCAAAAAGTTTATATTAGACTATTACAATGACAGAGCAACAGATCCAATCTAAACGTATCAAGCACTTAGAATCTGAAGGGTACTACGTAATTAAATTAATTAAAACAAATAAGAATGGGATACCAGACTTGATAGCCATACCTCCCGACTGCGGGGTCCTCTTCTCTGAAATTAAAACATCTAAGGGAAAGCTGTCGAAGCTACAGGAATATAGACTACAAGAATTAGAAGCACATGGAGTTACCACAGAAGTATATAGAGGTTAAAGAGTTCGATGTATCAGATGCTTTCTTTGATAAGCTTCAGGAGATCGGACTGGAAACGGCGGTAGCTATTTCTAAATCTATATCTCACAGTCAGATAGAACTCCCTGATGATGACCGCATCTCCCACACCATAGGGGGTGTTGCTTCTACTGATCATGAAGACGTTCCTTTCTCTATAAAATTTATTAAAATAGAATCCGAGGTTGTATTGCTTACCGATATAAATCTAATCAGTATGGATGAATACTTAGACCTCATTAACTTAAATTTATATATCAAAAATTATGATGAACACACAACGAGTGGCGCTCCTGAAGGAGATAGTTAACCAAGCCTTTGAACTGAACGTAGACCACAGGTCACGCAAATCGGAATATATTATGGCTCGCGCTATCTGTTACAAGATCTTGAAAGAGGAGTGTCAGATGACTTCTGCTTTTATAGGTAGACAGTTTAATAAAAACCACGCAACGATCTTACACAGTATTGAAGAGTTCCCATGGATGCTTAAGGCTGATAAGGAAATGGAAAGAACCTACCGTAAAGTATTAGATAGATGGCTGAGTAAGTCTGCGGATCTGCCTGATGTTAACCCTGTTATGTTGAAAAAAGATTTGCGAAAGTTGGAGGAGAGAAATAATCTGCTTAATTTAGCGTTGCTTGAGGTTAAAGAACAGGTAGATAAGTTAAGTAAAGACAACAAAAGATACTTTACTTTAGTTAAGAAGCTTGAGAAAATTGCACCTGAAGATAGATTAAAAAGAATCGAGAAGAAAATATACGACATCATCAATGGTTTTATCTGATTGCAAATACACTATAGAAGATATAGATAAGGTAGTAGAGTTCTCCACTTGGAGTCTTAAGAAGAAGATAGACACCCTACTTCGTATTGACTGTATTATGTATACCAACTTAGGTATAGACTCTACTAAAAACGAAAGGCTGGAGACTAAACGTCGCTCTCGATCTATATATAAAGCCATTAAAAAGTTAGACGAGGTGACAGGTCGAGCGCTTTTAATCTCTGAAGACAAACCCTAATGCCTGTACACCCCGAAGATAAGGTTACTATACAGCATATAAACTATGTGTCCAATCTCATCCACGACTATGCCGACACCCTGTACGAGGGGTTGATGGACAGGGAGTATGATGAGGTGAAAGAAGAGGCACAAGAACTTATCAAGTTGTTAGCCGACCTTCTCGCATCCTTAGCTGAAGAAACCTAATGGTCTCGTAGCTCAACTGGATAGAGCACCTCCCTTCTAAGGAGGCGGTTTGGGGTTCGAGTCCCTGCGGGATCACAACTAACCACCCATGGCTTACAAAAATAAAGAGGATCAAGCAGCGGCTGCTAAGCGTCATTACGAGGCTAATAAAGAAAAGATAGTAGCCAGAAGTTATAAAAGAAATAAGAAGCAGAGGGTTATAAACAAAGCTTTTGTGGACCAGATAAAGCGGTCATCCCCGTGTGTTGACTGCGGGGAAAGCAATCCTTTAGTGTTGGACTTTGACCATGTTAAAGGAGAGAAGGTGTGCGATATATCAAACATGGTTTATAGATCCTACTGTGTAGAAAGTATACAAAAAGAAATAGATAAGTGTGAGGTGAGATGTTCCAACTGTCACCGAGTAGCAACCCATAACCGACGAATCAAATGCAAAGACCAATAGCTAAAGAATTAAATAAGTTTGCACAGGAAATAGCCAGGCGCTACTCATGTACAGATCGTGAGGGTAATGTGAACAAGGAGGCTTTTTATGTCCAGGACGTTATCCCTATGTCGGACCACACAGCTGTGATAAACTTTGTTAAGAGCAATGGTAAGATAGGCGTAGCCTTCTGCTACTATATCAACAGGGGTGCGTCCAAGGGATGGAAGTACTTCTTCCCCACCGACTCTCATGTCAGTGGGTTCCAAGCATTCTTTATATACAAGACCGAGGCGGAGCGTAAGAACTACGACAAGAACTTTTAATCAGCAAACATCTCTTCCAAGAGCTCTTGACGCATAGCCTCTTGCTCTTTCTTTAGATCCTTTATATCCTTTAACATTTCTTTATAGTCTGGATCGTTATTAAACTCTTCCATCTGTTCGGATAGCTCGGGCATATACTTATCCACCTCACTCTTTCTTAGCTTCTTCGTCTTCTTCTCTTTCTCTTCAGGCCCCTCTATAACATAGTCGGAGTAGTTAAACAATCTTAAGAAGACTTCTTTAGGGTCGCCACCATCTTGAATAATCTTCTTCATATTTAACCTCATCCTATCTAAAGTTTTAAAAGGGAGAGCCGCTACGGTACGTCCTCCTGGAACTACAGAAGCTAAAGGCATAAGGGTAAATATAAATTGCTTCCAAGCTTCATCTGCTTTCTCAGAGTCCTCAAGGTTGGTTTTGTCATACTGTTTAATAGCATCCTTTACTAAATCAAGCACCGGGAATTGTTTCAAATCATCCCACCATGGCTTACCTGTAGCGTAGTCAGCCCCCATTTCTAATATCTGACCCAACACAAAGATAGAATTGAACACGCTTAGGATCGCTGCTCTGGCCATATCTTTCTTATCCTCTTCATCCCAGTCCGTTACAGGGAATCCTGATCCTGCCCATTGAAAGATCATAGGCATAGCAAATTGATACACCAATATAGTTCTGAGGTTTTCACCCGTGGTTCCTTTACCTGAACCATCTTTTATATTACGCCCCAACTCTCTATACCCTCCAAATATTTGTCTTAGGTATGCTTTCGGGGCAGACATAAACATATTAAAAGTCTGAACAAGACCGCCCTCATTTTGTATCGAATCTTTATCTTGCTTATCTGAAGACTGCTGAACCTCCTTGGTTTGTTCCTCAAACATCAGCATCGCTTTCTTCTTTGCGTTCTCCTCACTCATGCCTTGCTTCATGAATTTGTTTTTTAAGAACACATAGTTAGGTATACCACCTAAATATATAGCCTGCTTATCTCCCGCTTTAATCGGTGACATAAGGAGTCGAAGTGTTTTATTACCCTTATCTCCTGGAGTATATGTCTCCATCTGCTTCTCCCCATATGCTTCAATCGTTTTACTAATCTGCTGCCAGTATCTATACTTTATATATACCGACTCTTCAGAGATTTCTTTCCATGCTTTTATAAACTCTTTAGGTCCCATAGTGGTAGCTGTCTTTATCCAGTTTCCGTACCCGATAAAGTTTCCGTAAGTCCCAATAGAAGTTAACTGCTTAAGGTATACCGTAAGCCCCGCTCCCAGTTTCTGTACAATAAATATATTGTTAGCTCTATTTACCAAATCAACAGTCTTATCAGATTGATTGGCTCCGCGTTGAGCTGTAGCCATTAATTGTTTCCTAATGGTATCGTAGACATCCTGTCCGTGTATACTTACAATGGTATCTACAATATCTTTATTAAAGAACACTTTAGATATTTCATTGATATTCTCTGCATATGCAGCGAAGTGCTCCATATCTTTCAGGTATGTATCGATAGCTGTGAAAGCATCGACAGGCATAATAGCTTTACTATTTTTCTGAGTCAGCTTAGTAGAGTTTCCTATTACATTCATCCCCATCTGAGGCATACCCTGTTCCGAGAGGAGAGACAAAGGATCGTACTTCTCCATCTCTACCTTATCTCCTTTTGATATAACTCTAAATGTTCTTCCAGAATAGTTATCCCTCTGAGGTAGGTCTGTATTGTATAACTTCTTGTATACTTCGTTATACTTTTCATATAGCGAAGGAAGCAAAACCTCTACCTGCCAGCGCCCCAGCTCTAAAAGATCAGGGTAAGTCTCTTCAAAATGCTTACTCAACCCATCCATTATAGGCTGGTAGTTGTCCCCCAATGAAGTTTTAAAACCTGCATGCGTATCCTTCTGCTTATACTGAAAGTATAGATACTGCAGCTGCAGAGGGGTGAGGTTAGAGAAAGGAATATTCTTTCTAATTATCTTATTTAATTTATCTTTATTTTTTCTGGTAGGGTCTTTATCAAATTCTGCCTGCGCATCCTTTACCTCTTGCGGATCTTTCAAGAACTTTCCGTCTTGTAGCTCAAGGAAATCTATAGACTTCCTATATTCCTTAATCTTTTTTGCGTAGTCTTTCCCTAAATACTCTTCTGTCTTTTCCGTAAGTATCTGATCCAAAGCCATCATGCTTTCTTTGTACATACGGGTAGACTCATTCACCTTTCGGTATACAAAGTCTTTTATAAAACCTTCGAAGGCTGCACCAGGAGATTTATCTAAAGCTGAAGACAGTTGGCTTAAACCCAGCGTCCCCATCTTTAAGTACTTATCTATATTGTCTCCTATCTTTTTAAAGTATTCTTTAAGGGCGTTCCTTCCGTAGTTAGAAGCCTTCTCATCTGCCCTGTCTTTAAGGTCTTTCCTTATACGCTCCAGCACCTCTGGATCTGTGAAATCTAATACGTCTTTATAGCCTTCTAAAGCTTGGTGGAATAGGGCTGTATTTTTCGCATACCTTTTTGATCTTTCCTTCGCCGCTTCCTTATAGTTGTTGCGACCTTGAGTGATAAGATCTTTCAGGTTGTTATATACCTCCGCTAACTGATCCGCTTTACGGGGGTTACTATCCTCCATGAGCTTAGCATTGTTAATACCCAGCGCTATATTCAACACCAATAGCTGCGTCTCTTCTTCCTCTGTCAGCTGTACCTTTCTATTTAATTCCTCTACCTGTTCGATAAGTTTAGTCTGCTCCTTAATGATATCATCCTTTACTTCTGCAGCCTTATACATCTTATCTTTTATAGACTCCACTATTTTATATGTGGCCTGATCTATCTTAATCAACTTCTCTAAACCACCCACCTTAACTAAAAACTTATTGTCCAATATTTTTTGGATAGCTTTATTTAATATAGATACATTTTTTTCTGCCGCCAACGACTCAATCTTTTCAGCAAGGAACCTTAGATTTCCTTTCAACCACTTAGGCTCAGCGTCCTGTATCGTTCTCAGTAAGTTTCTAACTTCTGTTTTATTAAACGCAGCTTTGGGCAACACCTCACGAATCGTTCTTTGCAACTGTCTCTTGACATCTCTAACCTCTCGCGCCCCTCGGATCTTCTGACGTAAAATCTTCTTCAGCTCTTTAATTTTCTTACTTATATCTTTAACCTTACCTCCGCCTAACGCTTCTTGCATCGCTGCTTGTAGCTGCTGCTGTAGGGTAGAGAGTTCTGTTTTAGACGTCACCCCTTCCGTAGCCTCCTTATATACTTTACGGCCCATCATAAACTCTATAGATTCGTTTATCATATCAGCCATACTTGCCTGCTTTTCTTTCGGGCGCTTCAAGTTTTTCTTAAGTAAAGAATTAAACTTCTTCATAGTAGCTTCATATAGTTTCCTACCCGCTACCATCCCCCCTGGTACATTTCCAAATACCGAAGGCATAGACTCAAACATATCTACATCTACTTTAAGAAGATCGTTTATCTCTTTAACTTTTAATTTCTTTGTTTTCTGAAGGAAGTATTTTATCTCGGAGTCTTCGAACCCTGCAGTTCGTGCAAGTTTAATTATCTCTACTGGATCCTGAAACTTATCTGCTATCTTCTGGAACCTTACCTCCTTCTGCTCACGAGTTGCAGGCTTCTTCTTAGAGGAATCTTCTGTGAGAACGTCGAAGTTATACCCCACACTATACTTTACTTTCCCACCCTTAGTTTGTATCTCGCTATAGTAATTCTTTAATTTATTATTTACCTCTACGTCTCCCGTGATGGGATTCCTTTTTCCTTTGTCTTTACCTGTGGTATATAGCATCCCCTTGCTGTGGGCTACGGACTCTTGTCCATACTTCTTCCCTATCTCTATCGCATCCGCCTCACTTATATCAGGCACAAAGAAAGACTTCTCGTCTCTGTCATACCTACCATCTATTGCTACGGCATCGTACCCCATCTCATCGAGCTGCGCCTTCAACTCTTTATTCCTTATAGCATTCTCCTTTGCGGACATAGTCTTGTTCGCAGGATTCTCCGCCGTCATATGCGCGAAACTTCCCTCACCCTTAAGGGCATCCTTCAACCGTGCTACAAACTCTCTTTTGGTTTGCTTGATCGGAGCCTTCTGCTCACGAGGGGCAGGCTTTGACTCTTCGGTAGTTACATCCTCCTTGCTTTCACTCGTATCAAAATATGCAATTTGGTCTTCTCTGCTAACGTCCTCAGTACTCTCAAGCGTATTTCTTACTCTCTTCTCTGCGGTATAAAATAATCTTTTCGTGACGTTACGAGCTTCTACCTCCCCCATAAGCCTCTCGTACATTGCGAAATTACCTAACTTCTGAAGCGATTCTCTAACAGGCTCAGATATCTCATCGGCAACATCTAAAGCTTCATTCATTCCCCCTTCTCTCTGTGCAATCTTAAGCTTTCTTCTATCCATTTCAGGGAGCTCAAAATAAAAGTCTTCTAAAGCTTGAGCAAAATCTGCGTCTTTGTCAATCAATCCTCTCTCAACAAGATTATCAAAGGTGTCAAGATAGAAGCCCATATTCTTCTCTAAAAACTCTTTAGTCATAATTTTATCTAAAGCCACACCCTCATGCTCACCTATAGCTTCTTCGATAGTAAAAGAAAGAGCTCGTAACATCTCATTCTTTATAACTAATTCCTCTTTACTCCCCTCCTTTTCAGCTTGTTTTACCAGCTCAGGGTTGTAGGCGAATGTAGACTCATTACCCCCTATAGCAAACCCTTCTTGGTATTGGACAAAGTGCTGGAGCTCATGAACTAAGTCTTGAACAACCCTGTATTGATTTTTTACATTTATCTCAATAGAGGGTAACATAAATTCATTACCCGGCATATACCAGGAATTTTCTTTACCCTCAGGCCTGACCTGTATAGACACCAATATATCTTTTGCTTCGGGATATGCGTCGTAGAACTCGGGGGCATCATATATATCCGAAAGTTTCCAAACACCTGTGCCCTCCTCCTTCAGTCTTCCGTCTTGTATCTCATATTTCCACTTCCCGTCTGCCCCCAACTCCCATCCTGTTATCTCTTTAATAGCTGCGGGGTTCATCATATTTTCTGTAGGAGCGGCAAGGACACCCTCCTTCTGCATCATGTAAGCTTCATGCTCAATTTTAGCGTACTGTAAATCCTCTCTTACCTGTGCGGAAAGCTCTGCATTCTGTCCTATAATCTGCTCACGCTTCGAGACCTTAGCTACTTTAGGTCCAGCCCCCGTATGTCCCATAACATTGGATTTCTTAAACTGTTCCTTCGTTTGCTCTGCTTTACGAGATACATTCGGTCCAGATTGATTGTACCTGGTGTACTCCTCCGTCACATCGTAAGATTTGTAAAACTTAGTAGGCTGATATATCCCCTCGATCTTTGCTTTGACAGTCCATGCAAAAGATGGATGGTAGTCTGCATCACCTGGCTTAGGTTTGCTTATCTCAAAGCTCGTGTTGTCAAACTCTATAACCCCCATCAGGTCACCCCCTTCAACACCTTTATTCAAAGGGTCCTCCATCTTACGTGCAAAAGCTTCTTTAGATTTTACACCGATAGCTGCCTGATACTTTTTATTGGCAGACAGTTTATCGTTTAAAGCTTTCCTTAACTCAGGAGAAAAATTATTTGTAGTGTTTAAGAGCTCTACTATCTCTAATGGGTTCTTAGAGAAGGAGTTAAAGTTTCTTATATTCTTACCTAACTTCTTTTTAAAGATAGCGAAAGCTTTCTTTCCTACCTCATTCGTTAAGACTTCGTTGAAAGAGTTTATTATCTCCTTATTAGAAAGTATCTTATTATCTAAAGCAGCGTTTATGAGCTGCTCAAATATAGACTGTTGAAATTGCCACGACCCTTCAATGGTTCCAGCATGGGGCATAAACAAGGTTGCGTTCCCTTGCTCTGAGTTCCTTACAAAAGTTTCTGCCTGAGCTTTATTATTAAACGCGGCTAAGTTAGACACATCCCCGATATTCAAACCCTGCTTCTCCATCATAAAAGGGACATAACTCTTCCCTCCCTGTAGATCCAGAGTAATACCATTACCTATATCCACTACACCTGCTGTAGTAAAGTCATACATGTTGGTAACGAAATCTCTCCCATCAAAATCTCCTAAGTCTTTATTAGAAATAAATTTAGCAAACGATCTCTTGTCTGTCTCTACTTTAGGGGAGTTGCGAGAATCCTTCTGCTCCCTTACTTTAAGTTTACCTACTTCTCCTCCGTCACCCTGCTCGGTTTCTAAAATCTCTACATCCCCCTCTTCTACCTCTACCCCTGCCGTTACCTTAGCGGCTAACGTGTTAAGTAAATCTACCACATCTTGATCCTCTTGAGTAAACTCCGACACCTCGTATCCAAGTCTCTTAGAAAGTTTATCTATCCACCTACGCACCAGACTTTTCTCTGGAGCTTTTAACTGTGTGTAGTTAGAAGATAGCTCCCCCAATACCTGAGCCAACCGCTCCTCATTCTTTATATTCTCATCGTACCCCTCCACAAATTCTTCTATCTTCTTTTTTAAAGGAGAGTTTGCATCCAAAGACTTAGCCATACTTTGCATCAGCCTCTTCGTCACTTGCTGCGCTTGAAGGTCTGTAGATATCTTACTTAATAAGATAGCGTGGAACGCTTCGTGAGCTACTGTAGTGCCCGAAGCGTCTTCTAAGTTTATATGTATAGTGTTATCTAAAAAAGTTCCTCGCCCTCGAGACCCTGTAGCTGCAGTGAAATCTTCTGCACTCTCATGCATTATAATTTTTACACTTGGAGCAATTCTTTTTATGGCTTTAGCCGCTCTATTTACACGCCTCTTTACTGTATCTAATAAAGGGTTTATTCTTTTCGGAGCGTTCTTTTTATTTACGGATACAGTTTCATCTACAGACTCTAACTGCTCACGCGGTATAGGCTGTGGCTCAAGAGGCTTGCTATCTTCCTGCTCCTGCTCTACCAACTCTTCTATCTGCTTCGCACGTTCCTCTACGGTAAGTTCTACTTTCTCCTCCGTTGTCTCTGGAGAAACTTCGGCTTGCTCTTCACCTTCAACGGCAATTCCCCCTTCGGCGTCTCGCTCTCCCACAGTCTCGCCATCCGCGGCTTGTTCTTGTACATCCACTTCCGTTGTGCTTGACTCTTGAATGGCATCTTTCTTTGGTTTTAAATTTGCATCTACTTCTTCTTCGGTACCTATCTTAGAGAGCTTATCTTTTATTGTGACAAG